CTCGTAGGGTCTTTATCTCAGATGAGAACTAGAACAAGATCATTGACTCAAAACTGGCACTCGTGGCCAGGTGCTACTCCTTTAGAGGAGTTTGTGCCTTGCGACGGGTCAGCCCATACTGCCGCTTATGTGACTTTTCCGTCACATAATGTTGCTCTCGATCAACTGACCGAGAGAATAACGGACAGTCTAGGAAAAGGCCATTCACACAAGGTCGTCCATAGAAAGAGATTCAGATTAATATCTGGATTTTCCGACTTAAACGATTATGTGTGGCCTGGCGTTCTTGGTGGTAGAGCTGGTCTATCCTCAGACCCTGGAGCTGGACCTTATTGGTACAACTTCGCGTCTTCTGGAGTAGATTACTTCACCACGTTCGATACGTCTTCTGACGTTTCGTTGCCTAGACATTGGTCAATGAATACTTCGTCCTTCAATGAGGCCCAGCTAAAGGCTGGAGTCTTGGAGAAAGCGCGGCAGCTAAAAGCTGACGTTCTTCTCGACATAGTTGAAGGTAACCAAATATGGCCATCGATTAAGTCGCTTGCTCTTACGTTACCGGCGTTAGCGAAACAGGTATCCTCTTTAAACAAGGACCATCTGAATATAAAGCTGGACTCTGCAGTCCGGCGTTATAGTGCTAATACGGTTCCGCTTTGGAACAAGGTTAGACCGTTGATGAAAACAGCGTCGGGTGGTTTCTTAGCCTGGAAGTTTGGGGTTGCCCCCTTACTTTCGGACTTTGAGGCCATCCATCACTATATGCCTAAGTTGGTTAACGAAGTAAAACGACATGCCGCCAATGACGCTCGACGCTTTAGCAGTTCTGCTATTGCTTCTTGCGCTTATGACGCCTCAGAAACGGCACCTACAGTCATTAATGGCTATACGGTGACGGTCTGGGGAACACAGGGTCGCGTTATTGAGCAACCCGTGGTTCGGTATGTACTTGTGGTCAAACCTAATGTGACTCCGTTTATGACCTCCTTCTTTTCGAAGGCGGACTTATTCATGAGTCGGTTTGCAACATCACCTGCTAGGCTGGCATGGGAGAAAATTCCATTCTCTTTCGTGTTGGACTGGTTTGTTGATTTGAAAGGAACTCTGGATGCTCTTGATAAAGTGGTAGGGGTTGAACCCTACCAAGTCATTAGCTTTACACGTTCCTTTACCTATAAACTGGCGACGGATGTCTTCTATACGCGGCGTTCGCCGTGTAATGGAGGGACATACTTCGACAGGTCTCTAGGCTCATGTGACTTTAGTCACTACGAGCGTATCCCCGTGTCTACGCAACAGTCTTTGTTGCGTTGGTCACCACACTTCGGAAAGAATCAGGCAGCCATCTCGGCTGCTCTGATCGCACAGCAATTGGCCCGTATTGGGCCTTTACGCCGCGCGTAGTGTGTGTTGGAATGATAGGTTATACTAATAGGAGGCATATGCCAACTAATAATAAAAACTGGGTCGGTTTAACGGTCGGTCAACTGTGTGCGGACTTCATGTCAGCATTCGGTATAACCGGCCTATCTGCGACTAGCCTAGCTCAAATGAATAAAGTCTTTCAACTTATTCAAATGGGCTATTTAGACGAAATCAAGGAGGTGCTACGTCAAGTAGCTGCCAACAAGGTTTCGCATGGTAAGCCTAAGAAGGCCGACTCCATAAAACTTAAGAAGGAATTTAAAAGCCTTCTTAAGTGTCATTCCAGCAACAGACCTCACCCTGCTTCCGTCTTAATGGCGAAAACAGGAACGGCAGTATTGTATATTGCCGATGGGGTCGAGTATGCTGTTATAGAAATCCCAGCGATGTACCAAACCAAACCATTCGTGGTTAGGCTTAGTAAACCAAAGGGGTTAACTATAACAGATCAATATGGCGTATATGTGAATTAGAAACTCACATAATTACCATATTAGTCCAACAATAAAATACCACTAAGATGAATGCCGACTTGACATTCAATACAATCGTGTTCAAGAAAACCTTCGATTTGAAGGAACTCTCTGAACGACAATCAACTGCTCGCGGAGTTAATACTCCGGATAAGTTGATAATCAAATCGCAGGATTACATCGATTCGGCTACGAAAGTAGCCGGAAAGAGGTATACTGGGCGGATTGATCGTACCGATATCGACGCAAGTTTGCAGAGTATTACTACTTCTGCTTACTTCGTCATCGCAGTGCCGTCTACAGCTACCCAAGCGCAGGTTGACAATGTCATCGCTACGTTTAAGGCAGCTGTTGCGGATGCGAACCTTATCGTTAACATCCTAAACAACGAGAAGTAAGTCTCTATTGAGATTACTCTGTTGTTAGAATAAGATTGTAAAGTAGTCACAGTTGGAATATCTGGCTGTGATTATTTATAATCACAGCCGGGCTTAGTGGTACTCCACATAAAATATGCACGTTATTGAACATACATACGTTAGCCTGCTAGCAGATATTGCTAGTCTCTCTGGATTCTCTGAAATACGAGGGTCTTATGAGGGCTTGCAATGGTGCCTAACTGAGGCCCCGAAGCTAGAAAAGCACATATTGGAGTCTATCGAACTTGGGCGTGAGCCCGAGCTAGATAGATTTCCGCTATGGTTGAGGAGACTCGCAGCTGGTTCCGTTATGGACCCAGTTAAACTGCGATATCTTCGACAGCTTTTGCTGTTCTGCTATAAAGCCGAAGTTACACATGACAATGAAACTACCGAAAAAGCTTTCAAGGCCTTTTTGGAAGTTAATTATACTGTTGGGCGGTTCGGTAACTCCCTATCTGGGCAGTCACCGAGCTTACTTGACAGCGCTAGACGTCACTGCCAGTCAGTTCTGTACCGGTTTAATGAGAAGGCTTTATCTCCTTCCCATGGCCCCGGTGCAGTAACCACTTCTAAGGAGAAGTGGGAGAAGAGATATTCAAGTATTGAGTATCTCTATCCGTACTCCGATTACTATAGTCTATATTTTAATATGGATCATAGTGCCGAATCTGCGGATCTGGATTATGATGACCTCATAGAGGCTAAGCTTATTGCTGTCCCAAAGGACAGTCGTGGGCCTAGACTGATATGTGTTCACCCTGCTGAGGCTATTTGGCTTCAGCAAGGGTTACGGCGTCAGCTGGAGCGAGCTATCTCGTCCCATCGTCGTTGTCGTGGTCCGTGGCCGCAAGGCCACATCCACTTCGACGATCAGTCGGTAAACGGAAAGATTGCTCTCCTATCTTCACTGTCGCAGCGTTATGCTACGATAGATATGAAGGAGGCGTCTGACCGTATATCTGAACCGCTTGTACAAATCCTTTTTGGGGATAAGTATAAGTATTTCGGATGTTGTCGGGCACAGAAAGTTCTGATTCCGAAAGTAGGCAGTTATGCCAATGTTCGGGCGGATCTAAATTGCTACGCTCCCATGGGGAACGCTACAACGTTTCCTGTTCAGAGTTTAGTATTCTGGGCCATATGTGTAGCATCATTACAGTGCCGTGGGTTTCATCAACCCGGTGCTGTATTCGTGTTCGGTGATGACATCATAGTCCCTACCGAGTGTGCTGAGTTCGTAATAAACGATCTCGAATCATTCGGTTTGCTCGTCAATAGGACAAAATCCTTTTGGCGAGGTGCCTTCCGTGAGTCTTGTGGAATTGACGCCTTTAATGGTGTCAACGTCACTCCGCTCCGCTGGAAGACTACGCTAGATGCCGAACATGTTACTGGACTGCAGTCTCTTTCAGACCTTGCTATGCGTTTACGCATTGCCGGATATGAGGAGGCTGCCCGTTCTACATATCATACACTGCATACTCGGTTTAACCACAGATTTAACCATCGGAACCCAGCTAAATACTGGTCTCCAAGGTTAAAGATGTGGCTGACCATCAAACCCAGGAAAATTGGTTTAACCAATAATCCTGAGCACGGTGGTTTGGCTGAGTACGTGACGCTAGACAGCTTGGTATGGGGGGATGCCTATTGGCACCCTCGATTCCAGTTGTTTTGCAATCGTGTATGGCGTATCCAACCCCAAGAGAATAAACTCAAGGAGCATGGTTGGAACCATGTGTTGGAGTCTGTTTGCTCGTTAGAGCGAACAGGTAGAGCCTCGAGTCCAGACAGAAGCGCCTCTCGACGCTTCGTGCTAGATCGAGGGTGGACCCCTGTTATGTGACTGCCAAGGCAGACACAGTCCGTACGCTTCCTATAGAGGATTAGCACGGTGGTGAAAACTACCATGTGAGTACGGACATCACGATAGTATCAACA